AAAAGTCTGGGTACGTAAAGAATATCTTCTTGATCTACAAGATGGACATGGTGAATTTGTAGAAGGAGTCTGGGTTTCGGCAAAGTCGATTCCCGGACGCGCTTTTTATTTTGAGACCTATTTACCAGAATATGGAGCAATGTTTGATAAACTACCAATATCTGCATTTGTCGCATCCCCAGAAATTCCGACTCCTGACTTAGATCTTCCAAATCTTCAGTTTTGGAACTGTATGGACTACGGTGTAACTAATATTCATAAACAATTTACAGGTTCAATGCGTTGGGTTCTTCGTACTCGTCATTTTGGTGAGATAAATGGACATTATATCTGCACTTTAGATAATTATCATGAAGGAACGGATCAAATTGATTATAGTACAAGTGAAATTCCTCAAGAACATAAGTCATTTAATCTAGTTGAACTTGATAATGGTCAATTTGCATTGTATCCAAACAACCGTTGCCGAATCTATGATGTGTCTTTGACACCATCTGAGGTAAAAACACCCGACTTCAAGGTTTCAACACAATGGTTTGAGGTTGAAAATGATATTGAATGGGGAAGTCTAGGTGATTGTGATGAATATTTCTATACAACAGCAGAAGAAAGAGCAAATATCCAGAAGGAATAAATATTTTGGGATAGAAACCCCTCTAAAAGTTCTCTACAAAACTTTAAAGAGGAATTATGCACCCAGAAAACGATTTTTTGGATAATTTAGCAAATAAACAGCATCAAAAAATGCTTCGTGAGATTGCAAATGATGACATAACACCAAAAAAGCATGATTTTGTACAACAAAACGAACTTCATGAGAAAATTCGTAACGACGAAGACTATGATGACTGGGGTTATGGCACAGAACCAACTTATGGTAAGATTTGTGGATAGTGGGTATAAATAATTGAACGAAAAGTACCCCTTCAATGGCAGTTCAGAGGATTTCAAGAGCATTTAAAGATATTAGTTTATCATTTGATCCACATCCAGTCACTAAAGACCTTCCCATTCTCACAAATGAACGTGCCATTGTCAGATCCGTTCGCAATTTAGTCGAAACTATTCCGACTGAAAGATTTTTTAATTCAACTCTAGGAACAAATATTCGCAAAAGTCTATTTGAATTTGTTGATATTGGTACTTCTAGAGTTATTGAAGATCAAATTCGTAATACGGTTGAATTTTATGAGGATCGAATTGAAAATTTAGAAATTGAGGTCGATCCAAGACCAGATGATAATAGTTTTGATGTTAAAATCCTTTTCGATATTGTAGGTCAAGCATTTCCTTCTCAACAATTTTCATTCATATTAGAGGCAACAAGATAAACAAATGCCTTTTACACAGTTTACTAACTTAGATTTCGACCAAATTAAAACTCAGATCAAGAGTTATCTTCGCGCAAATTCAAATTTTACAGATTTTGATTTTGAAGGGTCAAATTTTGCTGTGCTTATTGATACTCTAGCATATAACACATATATTAACGCATTTAATGCAAATTTAATTGTAAATGAATCTTTCTTAGATGCAGCAACAGTTAGAGAAAATGTAGTCTCCTTAGCAAGAAATATTGGTTATATACCACGCTCCAAGAGTGCCGCTAAGGCACAGGTAACGTTTAGGGTGCCCACAAGTACTACGAGCAGTTTTATAACGCTTCAAGCGGGTTTGGTGTGCGTAGGATCGTTTGATAATACTTCATATCGATTTTCAATTCCAGAAAATATAACTGCATCGGTTGTAAGTGGATTTGCACAGTTTGGAACTGCAACTGAACCTATTCAAATTTATCAGGGATCATTTCTTTCAAAGCAGTTTTTGGTTGATAATTCTATTGATCAAAGATTTATTTTAGATAATGCAAATATTGATGCATCAACTATTGTTGCTTATGTGAGAGGTATTAATGATTCTGGACTTGGAAGAGAATTTAAAAAAGTAGATAACATATTAAATCTGAATAAAAATTCGGAAATTTATTTAACACAAGAAATTCAAGATGAAAGACATGAATTATTGTTTGGTGATGGATATTTTGGTAAAAAATTAGAAAATAATGCCGTAGTCACAGTTAGGTACATTGTTACTGATGGTAAGGCGGGTAATGGACCATCTAAATTTGATTTTCAAGGAACATTTATTGATCAATCAAACGTTAGTGTTATTCCTACCAACACAGTGCCTGTTATAACCGTTCAGAAGGCAATGAATGGCGGTGAGATAGAGAATGTATCGTCAATTAAATACTTTGCTCCTAGGTTGTATGCGGCACAGTACAGAGCAGTTACATCAAAAGATTATGAGGCAATCATTCAGTCAATTTATCCAAATACTGAATCTGTTGCAGTTGTTGGTGGGGAGGAATTAGTTCCACCGAAATTCGGTAGAGTTCAAATTAGTATCAAACCAAAAAATGGTTCATATGTTTCAGATTTTGATAAGGTAAACATTCTGAACAAACTCAAACAATATTCAGTTGCTGGTATTAATCAAGAAATTGTTGATCTGAAAATTCTTTATGTTGAACTTGAATCTTTTGTTTATTACAACACTACACAAATTTCAAGTGTCGATACGTTAAAAACAAATATTATTCAGTCACTTACAACATATTCACAAGATGTAGATATGAATCGTTTTGGGGGAAGATTTAAGTATAGTAAGATTGTTCAATTAATTGATAGAGTTGATAGTGCAATATCTTCTAATATTACTAGAATTAAAATTAGAAGAGACATGAAAGTTCTTAAGAATCAATTTGCACAATATGAAATATGTTATGGAAATAGGTTCCATATTAATCCAGAAGGATATAACATTAAGAGCACCGGATTTAGTGTTAATGGATCAACTAATATTGTTTATCTAACGGATATTCCAAATATGGTAAATGGCAAATTAGATGGAAGTGGAAAAGGTATTATTGCTGCTATTCGTAAAGATGAGACTGATAAATTAGAAGTTGTTTTAAAAAGTATCGGAACAGTAGATTATACTAAAGGAGAAATTAATATTAATACAGTTAATATTACTAATACTGTGGAAGCAGATGATATTATAGAAATTCAAGCATTTCCAGATTCGAATGACGTTGTTGGTCTCAAAGACTTATATTTGAGTTTTGATGTTTCACATAGTAAAATAAATATGATAAGAGATGTCATTGCATCTGGAGAAGATATTTCTGGCGTATCATTTACGAGAGATTATTATACTTCAAGTTATTCAAACGGAACATTAGAGAGGAAATAAAATATGTCGCATTTTGAGAAGAGAGTGCAACTCAATAAAATTGTTGAGAGCCAACTTCCAGAATTTTTAGTTGCTGACTTTCCAAAAGCAGTAGAATTTTTTAAACAATATTATATCTCTCAAGAAAATCAGGGATCTAATGATGATTTAATTAATAATCTTGACGTATATTTAAAATTAGATAATCTTATTCCTGAAGTTGTTATTGGTTCAACTTCGTTGTCATCCAATATTGATTCAACTGTTGGAATTATTACTGTCACTTCGACTAAAGGATATCCAGATGATTACGGACTTTTAAAAATTGATGATGAAATTATAACTTATACTGGTAAAACTCCAACAACATTTACTGGATGTATTCGTGGATTTTGCGGAATTACTGGGTATAATGTAGGAATTTCAAGTTTCTTTAGTGATGTTAATAAAGAGAGTGTAGTTTTTTCTACATCTTCTTCTGCAACTCATACTCAAGGAACAAAAATAACAAACTTAAGCGTACTCTTTTTACAAGAATTTTATAAAAAACTTAAAAAAACTTTTACTCCAGGATTAGAAGAGCAAAATTTTGTTTCTGACTTAAATGCCGGATTGTTTATTAAACATGCAAGAAATTTTTATCAATCAAAAGGGATTGCAGAATCTGTTAGAATTCTTTTCAAAGTTCTTTATGGAGTTAAGGCAGAAGTATTAGATCTTGAGAGAAATCTTATAAAACCATCTTCTGCTGAATTTATTAGAAGAGAAGTGGTTGTTGTTGAAAAAATTTCTGGGGATCCTTTTGAGTTAGAAGGTCAAGCAATATACAAATCAGTTAATGATATTACAGTTAATAATACATCTGCATCAGTATCTGATGTAGAAATTTTTATAAGGGACAGTAAAGAGTATTATAAGTTAGGTCTCTTTGTTGGATTTACTGATAAAGATGCAATCCAAGGAACTTTTACAGTACCAGGATATTCTAAGACACTGGAAGAAGTTGCTGTTGGGTCTAATACTATAACCGTAGATTCTACTATTGGATTTCCGGAATTTGGAAAAATTATTTCTGGATCAAATATAATTTCATATACATCAAAAAGCACTAATCAATTCTATGGATGTTCTGGTGTTATTGCTCAAATTCTCATTAATAGTGAAATTAGAGCAAATGAATATGTTTTCGGATATGGTAATGCTGATAAGAAAAGAGAAGTTAGACTTCGTATTACTGGAGTATTATCAGAATTTGTTGCTCTCGAAGACATTAGTCTTGTCGAAGAAGGCGAACAAATTTTAATTGGTTCTATTGGAGAAATAATTGAAAATCCGAATAGCAATAAAACGTACAAAGAAGTTTTTGCCAATTCTTGGATTTATAATACTAGTGCGAGGTATAAAGTAAAGTCTATTGTTGGGTCAACATTTACTTTATTGTCTGAAATTGATAAGTCTAGTTTAAAAGTGGGTGATACTGTTGATATTTTAGTAGGATCTTCAGAAACGATTGTTTCTTCCAATGCTACTGTTTCTAGTATTACTCCTAGTTCAAAGCAGATTGTTTTAAGCAATATAAGTGGATTTACAGCAAACCCACTTGTTGAATATAGTATTCGTAAAAAAATTGATAAAGTTACAAGTTCTAATGTGGCATTATTACTTGGAAATAATAAGTATACTGCAAGCATACAGAATGTTTATACTGCAGATGATTCTAAAGATGGATATGTCACATCACTTTCCCTGCCAGAATATGCTATTAATGATGAGTTAATAGAATCTACACTTTCAGATGGAACTTCAACTAATTTGGGTAGTTATGATTCTTTCTTTCAATCTTACGGAAGTATAAAATTTTCTTCCAACGTAAAATTCATAGATGGTGATAAAATTGTATATACTGCAAATAATCCTCTTCAGGGTCTTTCTTCAGGAGAAAGTTATTATGTTAAAAGTCTTTCTTCGAATGAAATAAGACTTTATATTTCAAGATCTCTTCTCTCTGGAACGGATTATCTTAAATTTAAACCAAATTCAAATACAACTGGAACCCATACATTTACATTAGATAAACATAAAAGGAGAATTTTATCTTCAAATTCAATTTTAAGAAAATTTCCTTTGTCTAACACTATTAGTAATATTACAGGTAGTGACAGGGGATCTCAAAATATTGGAATCTTAATTGATGGTGTTGAAATCTCAAGTCCAAAATCAAGTGACACAATTTATTATGGACCGTTAGAAAAATTTGAAGTTTTTAACGGTGGAAAAGATTATGATGTAATTAATCCACCACAAATTCAAATTGCAACGGGTGTTGGAGGCACTGCTCTTGTTGAACCAGTGATTAGTGGTAGTGTAAAACAAGTATTTGTTGATCCTCAAGATTTTGATGTCAAGAAAGTTATATCTCTCACATTAACAGGTGCAAATGGATCTGGATGTAGTTTAGAACCGATAATGGGTTCTAGATTCAGAGAGATTGAATTTGACACTCGTCCAGTTTCTCTTGGCGGTGGTGTAGATATTACTGATGAAACTATTACTTTTATTGTACCTCACGGATTAGTAAGTGGCGAACATATCTTCTATAATCAAAATGGAAATGATCCAGTTTCAATTGGTGTTGCTGGAAATAACACTCCAACAGGGACTTTGGTTAGTGGTGATGAATATGTAGTTGGATTTGTTAATACCAGAACAATTAAATTATTTAAGAATGATTCAGATGCTACATCAGGAATTAATACCATTGGATTATCAACTACGACAAGTGCCAGCGGCATTCATAAATTTAGAACTATTTCAAAAAATACATTAAGTAAAATTATAGTTAAAAATTCTGGTTCTGGATATCAACATAGAAAACTTCGCGTTGCTTCCTCAGGAATTTCTACAGAATATGATACAATTATATACAAAAATCACGGATTCGAGACTGGTGATGTAGTTGTTTATTCAACAACTGGTAGCGTTATATCTGGGCTTTCTACTACAGTTCAATATTCCATTAGTAAGATAAATTCAGATTCATTTAAACTCATTAATGTTGGAATTGGTGCTACAGTTAAAACAGATCTTGTAAGATCTAAATTCGTTGAGATTAATTCAACGGGAACTGGATATCAAATTTTTCAATATCCTCCAGTTGAAGTCACAGCAGCAGTTTCATTTGGATCAACAATTACTGGATCTTTTGTATTTACTCCAATAATTACTGGAGAAATTATTGATACTTATCTATATGAAAAGGGGGTTGGATATGGTTCTACTATATTAAATCTTCATAACAGACCATTGGTTACTGTAAAGAATGGAAAAAATGCTCAATTAAATCCAATTATTTCAAATGGGAAAATTCTAGAGGTTCAAGTATTATCTTTTGGATCTGAATACTTTTCTATTCCAGAAATTGTTGCCGAAGATTCTGGTGTAGGTACTGGAGCAATACTTAGACCTGTTATTTCCAATGGAAAAATTATTGATGTTGTGGTTATCAACGGAGGTATTGGATATAATGCAAATACCACGACATTATATGTAAGACCTCGTGGATCTAATGCAATTTTTGCTCCTAGTGTTAGAAGATTAACAGTAAACGATGCTGAAAGATTTGGAGTGCATGCCAAAACAAGAACACAAAAAATATTTTCAAATCTTTATGAAAATAAAACTCAAGATTACTTATCCTACGGAATATTTGGATATTCTCAAGATTTGGCAGTTAATTTAAATGATAATCTGAGTGGTGATCATTCTATTATTATTGGTTGGGCATATGATGGTAATCCAATTTATGGTCCATATGGATATAAAGATCCAAATAATATTCAATCTGGAGTAGGTATTATAAATTCTGGATATAAATTAGATGCATCATCTATTTTTGATAGACCTTCTACTTCAATATTCCCTCAAGGATTTTTTATTGAAGATTACAAATTTGATAATAGTGGAAATCTTGATATTCATAATGGAAGATTTTGCAAAACTCCAGAATTTCCAAACGGAGTATATGCATATTTTGCCGGCGTTACTACAAGTATAACTTCTAATACACTTGAATTAAAATATCCATATTTTGTTGGAGAAACGTTTAGATCAAAATTAATTTCTGAGAATTTAATTTTAAATCAAAAAGATTTCGATTTCAATAACTCCAATCTTGTTCGAAATACCTTTCCATATAAAATTGCAGATCCGAATGCTGATTATGATTTTATTGATGAAGGTTATGAAGCATTTCAACAAAGAAGTCTTATTACATCAGTAACCAGGGGTTCTGTAGAAAATATAGATGTTGTTGATGGTGGGGTAGGATATAAAATTGGAGAAAAAATTAATTTTAATGAAGAACAAAGTGGCGGGATAGGGTTAAGAGCAGAAATATCTGAACTTAAAGGAAAAAATGTCACCAGTATTGAAACTACATTGGATCAATATAATAATTCTATTTTTATTAGAGATAGTGATAGACAGGTTTCTGCTTATTATGAATTTGGATTTGATTTAAATAATAATGACAGTGTTCTTGTAACTGGACTTTCGACTTCTATTTTAAACCTTTATGGAACTCAAAAAGTAGGAATTATAACTGAAACCGTTGGACTAGCAGCAACAATGTCGACATATAGTGCTACTCCCGGTGGAATAGTTGAAGATATATTTGTTTCTTCAATACCACAAATTTCTATAGGAAGTAGTCTCTTCATCAAATCTTCTGTAGGAAATGAAACTGTTAGAATTTTAAATAACTATAACAATGGAATTTTAAGAGTCAAAAGATTTGGTACTGCGGGAGTTGGTCATACTTATAGTAGCGAAGTTAATGTTAAAAATAACAGAATTAAAATTCAAGTAAAAACGCAAGATTTTACTTCTTCTTTAAATAAACTTGCATATTTCAATGCCTCACAATCTGTTGGATTTGGAACTACATCTGGCGCAGTGATTTCAAAAACCTTTAGTATTGGTGGCATAAGCAATACTGTTTCAATTCCGTGCAGAACAATTTATATTCCAAATCATCCATTTAAAACTGGTGATCAACTAACTTTTACATTACCAATAACTGATTCTCTTTTAGTTGTTGGAATAAGTTCATCAAGTGCAAATACATTTAATTTACCAAATGCATCAACTAGAATTGATACTGTATTTGTAATTAATAAGGGATCTGATTTTATTGGATTGACAACTCAAGTTGGATTAACAACTTTTACAGATGGTTTATTCTTCCATAGTGGTGGAAGCAATAGTAATGAGTATTTTTTAAAGAGTAATCCTATTCAAGTTACTGGAAAGATTGATAGACTTGTAACACTTGTCAGTACCGCATCTACTCATGGGTTAACAAATGGAGATTCTATAACTTTAAATGTTAAACCAAATACAATAGTTGGTGTTGGAACAACATCTGCACTAACACTTAGATTTAACGAGAATGATAAGAAGTTACTTGTAAATCCTGTTGGCATCAATTCCACATCAATTAATACCACAACAAATACGATTACAATTCCTAATCATGGATTTAAAACTGGTGATAAAATTTATTATGAAAGCTCCCAGGTAGCTTCTGGATTATCAACCGGTTCATATTATGTAATTGAAGATACTCGTGATATTTTTAGATTATCCGAAACTTTATACGAATCTAACCCAATAACAGAAAAATCTGTAAATATTGTTGGAACTGGAGATACTAGTCATACTTTTGCAAAAATTAATCCAAAAATTGATGTGGTTAGAAACTCTGATATTAAATTTAATCTCAATGATTCATCACTTTTGGGATATTCATTTAAGATTTTTTACGATAAAGATTTTAAAAATGAGTTTATAACTACTTACGATAGCACTGATTTTAATATTGTTGGCCTTGGTAGCATTGGAATTGGGACTGCATCTTTAACTATAAATTATTCCAAAAATATTCCAAATAAACTTTACTATACATTAGAAAAATCTGGATATATTAGTACTGCAGATACTGATGTTCCAAATTATTCCGAAATTAATTATGTTGACAGCGAATATAACGGGACTTATAAAATTTTTGGAATATCGTCATCTGCATTTAAAATTTCTCCCAATAAATTTCCATCAGTGCTTTCTTACAATAAAGCAACACAGACAGATGGCATAGAATATACCACAACATCAGCGTCTGCACTTAATGGGTCTATAGGTAAAATAAAGATATTATCTTCTGGATTTAATTTTAAAAAACTTCCCACATTCACAACTATTGATAGTAAGGACGGAGTAAATGCAAATGTAGTTGCCTTATCTACATCTATTGGTAGAATTAAAACCGTAAGAATAGTAAATCTTGGATTTGCATATTTACCAGATAAAACTCTAAGACCAGAGATTGCACTTCCAACTCGTGTAGGAATTGATAATTCTGACGTTATCGATAAATTTATAATTAAGTCTGGTGGTCTTAAGTATTTAAATGCGCCAGATATTCTATTGCAGAATACTATCAATAATTTGATTGTAGACTCCACCTCTTTAATTGCAATTACACCTAATGGGGCAATATCTGAGGTAAAGCAACTTGGTCCAATATTTGGTCTTCAATCTGCACCGCATAGAATTGTTGCTATAAACAATTCTAATGGAGTTGGTATTAGTTCTATAACAACCAGTAATTCTGGAGTAGCAACTTGTACTATCACTACACCAATACTTGGACTTACTGCATCATTATTTGAAAATGGAGATTATATTTTTGTTGAGGGAGTCGAACTCAGTTCCCCCACTGGATCGGGATATAACTCAGAGAACTATAATTATACATTTTTTAAAGTAGATGAATTTATAAATTCAAATCCTGCAATATTAAAATTCTCCCTTGTTGATGAAAATGGCGTCGGACTAACCACAAACCCAGGTATTGCCAAAACTTCTCAATCTGGATATGCAACTATTATTAACAAGAAAAATTATCCAGACATTACGGTCGTACAGAAAAGAGCATTTTTTGAAGAAAATGAACAATTATATGTTAATAGTGGAACGGGATTTTTATCTGTAGATTTAAGAGTTTCTTTAGTTAGAAATGATTTTATTAAAGTAAATGGAAAATATAAGTTACAGATTGGTAATAAAATTAAAGGAAAGGTTAGTAGTGCTTTAGCAGAAGTAACGTCCATTAATAAAGACAGAGCTAAATTTAAGATTTCATATTCTTCAAAACAAGATTTTGGATGGAGAAATGACATTGGTAAACTAAATGAAGATTATCAAGTAGTTCCAAATAATGATTATTATCAAAATCTTTCATATTCTATTAAGAGTCCAATACCTTGGGAAACTTTATCTTCTCCGGTAAATAGTATTCTTCATCCTGCAGGTATGAAGAATTTTGCCGATGTTGGGATCACTTCTTCTGTTGGAATCTCTTCTATAGTTGGAGTCTCAACATCAATTATAATTCTTGATGTTTTTAATGAAAAAAGAGTAGATACAATCAACTATTTTGATAATAGTTTGGATATTGATGCGAGAGGATCACAATCAAAATTCCTCAAATTAGAAAATACAAAATTAACAGATTATACAGAATGTAGAACTAATAGAGTTCTTATTCATGATGATATCAGTGGAAAATTTTCCAGTACAGGATTTCAGGGAGACCAAATTGAAATTGAGGAGATAGATGTTGCAGATACAAATATAAGATATTTAATTCAAATTGTCGATCCAGATAGTTTTGATACTCAGATATCAGAATTCATTTTACAAACGTCAAGTTTAAATTCAACATTATTCGAAAAATATTCATCACACACCAATCAAAAACTTGGAGATTTTAGTGCAAATGTTGCTCCAGCTCCAGATGGAACAAAAACTTTAATTTTTACTCCAACAGATCCATATGACACGGATTTAGATATTAAAATTCTTAAAAGAAAATATCTAAATTCATTTGCTGGAATTGGTTCAATATCAATTGGATCAATCAATTTAATTTCATCAAGTGTCTTGGGTATTGGTAGTGTTGGAACAGCTACTAGTGAAAAATCTGTTTATGAATTCTCTAGTTCTAATTTTAATGGCGCTTTTGCAACTTTTGAAATAGCAGACAGATTTGGTGCAGATGTAAATGTTATTGAAGCCGTGATTGATTTTGATGGAACAAACACATATATTAGTGAATATTACTTTGATGCAGAAACTATATCATATAGTGCATCGAATGTTGGAATTATAACAGCAATTTATGATTCTACCGCAGGAATAGTCACGGTTAAAATAAAAGGTACTGGTATTACTACAACATCTACTTATGATGTTCGCTCAAATATAGTTGAATTTGCCAATATATCCAGTGGTATTGGCACATATAGATTCTTACAAAGTGGACAACCTTCGGAAACTGAAAGAACTGCAAGATTAGAATCTGTCGTTGTTTCATCTGTTGGTATTGTGACTATAGGAAGTTATGATATAAACACCATTTCTGCTGTATCTTCTCTTGTAAGAGTTTCTGTAGGTAATACATCAGCAATTCATCAGGTTGTTGCAATGTATGACAGACGGGCAGTTACCGTTGTTCCTGGTCCTTTTACAGCATCTAAAGGTGCAACAGGTCTTGGTACTTTTGGAGGTAGAATTTCAGGATCTGAATTCCGTGTTGAATTCTACCCAGATTCTCCAAATATTCAAGCACAATCATTTAATGAGGTTTTCTACACCGAAAGTGATTTTGATAATCCCCCCCCCAGTCTTACTTATGGTTCAAATAATCAACAAGTTTTTCTATCTGCATTTAATTCTTTTAATGGACCTAGAGCAAATAGAATTGATTTCCAACTTACACATGAAGGAACACCAATTTATCAAAAGACTTTTAACCCATCAGACACAACCACACTTAATCCTATAACAGGCGTCTTTACACTTAATAATCATTTTTATAATACTGGTGAAGAGTTAATTTATACACCAGATTCAACTTTTGCGGGAGTTGGTAAAACTGCTATGGGAATAGGTTCAACTGCCAATTATCTTGGTGTTGTAACGTCTAAATTACCAGAAAGAGTCTATCCAATTGTTCTTTCAGCAAATACCTTTAAATTAGCAACACAACCTGGATTTGCTCAATTGGGAATTGGTGTAACATTTACCGATGTTGGTATTGGAAATGCACATAGACTTGATTTTACTAAAAAATTATCAAAAACGGTTATTGCTATAGATGGCATCGTTCAACAACCAGTTACCTTTACACCAATATCACATACTCTTCAACACAATGAATTTTATACGGTTGGGGGAATTAGCGCAGGTATATCGACATTTAATATTAGCGGTATTTCTTCAATTAAACTACAAGATCTTCTTAAAATTGATGATGAATATATGAAGGTTGTTGAGGTTGGTTTAAGTACAAACGTTGCCGGTCAACTTCTTGGACCAATTACTGGAATTATTAATTCTGGACTAGCAGCTACATTTCCAACAGTTTCGGTTATCAGAGGATCTGTTGGTAGCGCAAAAACTACGCACTCTAATGGTGCTAACGTACAAATTTTTAGAGGTTCCTTTGATATAGTAGGAACTAAAGTATTCTTTACAGATCCCCCAAGAGGTTCTGCAAGAGTTAGAAGAGATAATAGCAACTTACCATTTCCTAAGGCATCATTCTCTGGTAGAACCTTTTTAAGGTCAAACTATAGCACTAATATGATATTTGATGATATCTCAGATCAATTTACTGGCATAGGAAAAACATTTACCTTGAAGTCTGGTGGTATTAATACAACTGGCGTTTCCATCGGTAATGGAATAGTATTCGTTAATGGAGTATTTCAAACGCCATCTACTGTTAATAATTCGGGAAATAATTATGAATTTAGTATTCCTTCTTCGGGAATTTCTAGTGTTGTCTTTAGTGGAATAACCTCAACTGATGGTACATTCATTCAATCTGAATTTGATATAAATCAAAATCAAATTCCAAGAGGTGGTTTGATTGTTTCTTTAGGATCTACATTTGGGTTGGGTTATGCACCTTTAGTTGGATCTAAAGTTTTAGCAGAAAAAAATTCTTCAGGTGCAATTACAAATATCATTGGAATCGATACTTACAAATCTCCAGTTTCTATTAGTACCGCACTTTATAATAAAGTAACTGGTATTTTGGAACTTGAAACTTCAAGTCCACACAATCTTGTAGGTGGAGAGAGAGTTCAATTAGTAGGACTGCATTTTACATGCACTCCAGCATATAGTGGCATTACTACAACAATATTCCCAGACCATGATCGTTCATTCGATATCACGAATATTACCTCCGCAAAGAAACTTAACGTTCAGGTCGGTATAAGTACAATTACGCATCATTATGTTGGATTTGGTAGTATATTTAAACATCATACACTTAATTTTGGTTCTGGATACCGATCACCAGTTTCTATTGGAATTACTGATGTTGCTTATGAGCATAGATTTGTTAGAGCAGGTGTTAATAGCGTAACCGCAAGTAGTGGTGGTCCATTCACACCAACTAATGCTACTTTTATCCCACACACAGGTAAACTTACTCTTACAATCTTAAATCATGGACTAACAACAAGTAATACAGTTGCAATTGCAACTGATGGACTAACATTTACTTGCTCCGAAGATAATTTCTTCACCGAACAAACATATCCAAGATCAACAGATCCTGCAGCCGGACAAAATCTTGGAATTACCACATTCACTACAAATACAATTACTGTAGGTGTAGGTTCTGCTGGTGGTGCTGGAACTGGGGCTGTTATTTCTGCAACTGTTGGAGTTGGAGGATCTCTTTCCTTCACAATTAACAGTGCTGGTTCGGGGTATATAAATCCACTGGTCATAATACCAGAACCTGTTTATGAAAATATGTCGGTTGTTGGTGTTTCCAGACTTGGTATTGGTGCTACTACTATTACTGGACAAAATCTTCTTCTTAATCTCAAAATAGGTCCTGCTCAAGCATCTGTAGGTATAGGATCAACATTATCTGGAATTATTGTCGATGAAACCACTGAGGCAACTAGACGTAAATCTACGCAAGTAAAGCAATATGAATCATTATCAATAGTTGGAACTGGATCTACTTTATTTTTAGTAGAATCATTTCAGATAGCAAGACCTGGATATAATTTCCAAATTGGTGATGTGATGAAGGTTGTTGGTCTTGTTACGGCAAAAGATTATGCTCAACCAATATCAGAATTTCAACTTGAAGTTATAGAAACATATAATGATGTCTTCTCCGGATGGTCTTTCGGTGAAATGGATTATATTGACAGCATAAGATTACTTCAGAATGGCACTAGAACAAGATTTCCCTTACTGTATCAGGGAGATTTATTAAGTTTTGAATCTGATGTAAATTCACTTTTGGGAAGTGAAATTGATTTGAATTCTGTGCTTCTCATTTTTATTAACGGAGTTTTACAAACTCCCGGCGTATCATATTCATTCCAGGGTGGAACTTCTTTTATATTCACTGAAGCACCAGATCCTGGAGATCAAGTAGATATATTCTTCTACGTTGGCCAAATTGGTGTTGACGTTATTCTTATTAATATTAATGAATCTGTAAAAATTGGAGATGAGTTGTTTGTTAGAAGGCATCCATCTTACGCTACAACATACGATCAATCTCGCGATAGAACTCTTGTAGATATTATTGCTTCTGATAGAACTGAGACTGATATTTACACCGGAGTAGGAATCAATGATGTTATACTTCGTCCAATAGATTGGACCAAACAAAAATCTGATAAGTTTATTAAAGGTGATATTGTTTTTAAGACTAGAGATTCACTTGAACCAAGAATTTATCCAACTACAAAAATTATTGGTGACATTACATCATCATCCACCGAAATTTTTGTTGATAATGCATTATTCTTTAACCATGAAGAATTGCAATATGGAATTAGCATTAGTACAGTTGATGGATTGATTGTTAATGGATCTGATCCAGTATCGGCAGCATTTACAGCAACGGTTGGAACTGGTGGAACAATATCTGTTGTAACAATTACAAATGTTGGATTAGGATACTCAATAACACCAATACCAATTAAATTTACTGCGCCGCCAATTATGGGGGTTGGTATTGGAAGCACTGCTACAGCAGAAGCAAATATTGTTGGCGGAGTAGTATCATCCATTACTATTACAAATCCTGGTTTTGGATATTCTACAGTCAACCCACCGCAAGTAATCATTGAAATTCCAAAACCCGAAACTGAGTTAATTTCAAATATTACTAACGTTCAAGGTTTTGCTGGAATTATTACTGGTATTACTACAACAACAGGTGTTGGTGGGCATCCACTTGCTTTGAGAATTAATTTCCGTGCGTTGGCTTCTGATGCTAATGACCTGCAAGTAGGATATCCAATATTAGTTTACAATACAACAGTTGGTACTGGTGTTACATCAGTTAATAGTGGCAATTCATCTGTTGTTGGTATAGGAACTCAATTCTTGGATAATGTTTATATTGTAAATTCCAAGACTAATAATGGACCGGAAGCAGAAATACTTTGCAATATTCATACAAATAGTTCTGTTGTTGGAATAGCAACGACAGGATTTGCGGTTCCTATAGGAGTCGGAATTGCCAATACTATAGTATCTCTTGGAAATATTTCTTGGGGAAGATTATATAATCCATCAGCAGGATTGGAGAGAACAAATCCCATTTCTATTGGTGTCACTGGACTTACCGTAGATTCTGGTTTATCAACATTTCCAACTATTCAAAGAAGGAAATTTGGTTTTAGAGGATCTGGTGCTCTTAGAAAAGTATCATTAATTTCTGACATATCAGATTCGCAAACCGGCGGTGGTATTTCTTTAGATCCAGAGATTTTAAATAATTAGTAAAAACCCCATATAAATACATAAAAAAGATAAAGATGCCAGCAATTGTTACCGATCAATTTAGAATACTAAATGCTAGTAATTTTGTAGAGTCGGTAGAGTCGGCTTCCAACTCATACTATGTTACTGTCAATTTATCAAATCCAACAGCTGTTGGATTTGGAAGGAGTAGTGATTGGAATACCAACCCACCAGCCCCGCTTGATAATTTTGCACAAAACTCACACGCTGGTGCTACCATTCTTTTTGGTAAAAAAATATCTTCTGCTAATATTCGTAGAATTATCAGAAGAATTGATTGGGTTGCTGGAACAAGATATGAGATGTATAGAGATGATTATAGCATCATCAATCCATCTCCGTTGACAAATGCTTCCAGATTATATGCCGCTAATTATTATGTTATAAACTCTGATTTTAGAGTCTATATTTGCATAGAGAACGGTTCTAGTGGTTTAAACACTAAAGGAAATGTATCACAAGATGAACCAACATTTACCGATTTAGAACCATCTAGGGCAGGTAGTAGTGGTGATGGATACATTTGGAAATATCTTTTTACAATATCTCCTAGCGATATTATCAAGTTTGATTCTACAGAATATATAACTCTTCCAAATTCTTGGGCAACATCTACAGACTCTCAAATCAGGGCAATAAGAGAATCTGCTGATTCTAATATAAATTTAAATCAAATTAAAACAGTTTACATTGATGATGCCGGTAATAATTATGCAAGTGGGTTGGGGCAGGAATTTAATATCATTGGCGATGGGACTGGAGGTAAAGTTAGAGTTGATGTTACATCTGGAAAAATAACAGAAACCACAGTTACATCTGGTGGTAAAAATTACAGTTATGCTCTTGTAGATCTTGGATCAATTAATTCAAATACAACTGGGACTAATGCCAAATTAGTTCCTATTATTCCACCATCTAAAGGTCATGGATTTGATATTTACAGTGAATTGGGTTCCGATAAGGTCTTAATTTATGCAAGATTTGATGATTCAACAAAAGATTTTCCTGTTGATACGTCCTTTGCACAAGTTGGAATTATAAAAAATCCAACTGCAGTGGGGACTGATAACATATATACGGATAATACTTTTAGTGGTCTTTATTCTATTAAATTTTCATCAGTTACTGGAACTCCACAAATCGGTGAAAAAATAAGACAAGGTTTAATTTCAAATGTTGGTTTAGCATTTGGTTGGGTTTCTTCTTATGACTCGGAAACAAAAGTACTTAAGTATTTTCAGGATAGATCACTATATTATAATCAAACAACAAGAGATCAAAAAGATTACGTCGGAATATCTACAAATGGTAGAGTATTTCCTTTCGAATCTAGTGCAAATTTAATTACTGGTGAAAGTTCCTTGTTTTCTGGTTCCATTGATATCGGATTCTCTGGCATCACTACAAATCCAACCGGAACCAAATTGATAGATCTTGGAGTTAACTTCACAACTGGACTCGCGAGTCCTGAAATAAATAAAGGGTCAGGACAATTACTCTATCTTGATAATAGAGCTAGCATTGCTAGAAATTTGAGACAAAAGGAAGACATCAAAATCATACTGGAATTTTAAAAAATGCCATTAAAGACTAATCTAAACGTAAACCCCTATTACGATGATTTCGATAAGAAAGATAATTTTTATCGTGTTTTATTTAAACCAGGATATCCAGTTCAGGCTAGAGAACTAACTGGTCTTCAATCTGTTTTACAAAATCAAATAGAATCCTTTGGAAGTCATGTCTTCAAAGAAGGTTCTATGGTTATTCCTGGTGGAATAACGTGTGATAATCAATTTACTACCATTAAGGTAAACCCAACTCACCTTGGTATTGACATTACAGTTTATCTGGACGCATTAATATCTGCAAACAACAAAAAAGGTATAAAGGTAAGAGGTCAAAGTACATCGATTGTTGGTACAATTAAAGGATATTCTCTTCCATCGCAAGCAGAAGAGGTAAATGAAATTACACTATTTGTAAAATATCGTGAGGGTGCTGATGATGGGGAGACGGTTGTATTTTCTAATGAAGAAGTTCTTATTTTAGATGAGAATGTTACTTATGGAAATACGACATTAAATGCTGGGGATACAATTCTAACTCTAGTATCCACAGATGCCGCTAAAACCGGATATGCAGTAGGAGTCGCTTCTGGTGTATATTTTGTAAGAGGATGTTTTATTGATGTACCGGAGTCGTTAATAGTTCTGGATTATTATGATAATAACCCATCATATAGAGTTGGTTTTGATATTTTAGAAGAAATTATAAATTCGGACCAAGATAATAAATTAAATGATAATGCAAAGGGATTTACAAACTATGCAGCACCTGGTGCTGATAGATTAAAAATTGGCGTAAAACTTGTCAAAAAACAACTATTAGATTTTAATGATATCAATTTTATTGAATTAGTAAAAATTAATAACGGAGAAATTAAAAAATTACAAAATAAATCTGAATACAGCATAATTAAAGATTATTTTGCAAAGAGAACTTTCGAAGAGTCTGGAAACTACTCTATTGATAAATTTAGAGTAGAAGTCGTAGATTCTTTAAATAATGAAACTGGTGGTGGTGGTTTATTTTTAGAAACTCAAAAAACAGACGAAGGAAACACACCTAATGAAGACTTGATGTGTTACAAAATTTCTGCCGGCACCGCATATGTTAAGGGATATGATATTGATTTAGTAGGAACTACAATTATTGATGTTCCTAAACCAAGAAAAACTAAAACAATTAGTGATTCTAGAATACCCTTTGGTATGGGAAGCCGTCTAAAAGTTAATAACGTTACTGGAGTTCCCATTATTAATATTGGCGCAGCTGTAAGCAGCGGCACCACAAATACTAATGTTGTTAAACTTTTTAATAAAAGGAGAAATACCAGCACAATTGACGCTGGAACTGGTCTTGAGATTGGTGAAGCAAGAGTATATTGGTATGGCGTAACTGATGCCTCATATACTGGAGAAAAAACGGAATGGGATTTATATCTGTTTGATGTTCAGACTTATACAGATCTTTATCTCGCAAATGAATATTCAACTGCACAAGTACCAATATCTTCTTATGTGAGAGGTCTTTCTAGTGGGGCAACTGGATATCTTGCACTAAAAAGAAATGCATCTTGCTACAGCCTATCCCAAACTTCTGGAACATTTTTGATTGGGGAGCAGGTTATTATCAATGAGAATCATGAATTGCAAGTTGCTATTCAAACAATTAATGAACATAGTACTCAAGACATTAAGTCTGTATATCAAGATTCTACCACACTTGATACTACTATTCAAAGAGATTTTATTGCAGATAGTGTTTTATATGAGGTATCACCACCAGATTTTAATATTACAGATAAACTTACTATCACTGGTGGAAATACGGGTACAGTTCCAGGAAGATTCTTTAATGGAGTAACCGGAATAAAAACTGAATCTATTGTTAAATATCAGATTGCTGGTCAAATAGACCCAAATTTTAATAGAATTTCTGCCATCTCTGGTGTTGGAACTAATATTACTTTAGCAGCTGTTGATTCTTTTGTTACTGGTGTTTGTACTAACACTGTTAATAATGGAGATTCTGTATTTGCAATAATGATTCCGAAAATTACTGACAGTTTATTATCTGGATTATTTGCAGAACTTCCAGCAAGAAATGTCTCTACAGTAGATCTTTCTAGATGCGAGCTTACAATTACAAAGCAAATCACAGGAAAAACTACAAACGCACAGGGTAACTTAACACTAACCACAGCAGATTTAGTTGCTGCAACTGCAGGAATTACGAGTGTTTTCTTTGAGACATTTGATGCGGAAAGATATTCGATTCATTATTCTGATGGAATTACCGATCAGTTAACATCAGATAAATTTACTTATGGTGCAAATGGATCTTCAGTTACATTCTCTGGGTTACGGATATCTCAATCAAATGTAACTATTATTGCCACTGCAAATAAGACTGATGTAACCAGTAAGACTAAAGATTTTATAAAGAGTCGGCAGGTTTCTATTACAAGAACTAGTGGAATTTCAACTGCAACTGGATTAAGCACCAGTAGGGTGTATGGATTAAGAGTTGAAGATGATCAGATCTGTTTAAATGTTCCCGATGTTGTAAATATTACTGCTGTTTATGAATCAACTGATACTTCTATACCAGTTTTAGATAAATTAACTTTCGCAACTGGATTAGCACTTAATAGTAATGCGATTATTGGTGAAAAGATTGTAGGGAAAGATAGTAGAGCAGTTGCACAAATTGTTAACACTGCGGCATCATCTATTGATTTTGTTTATCTAAATCAAAATAATTTCATAGTAGGTGAAAATGTAAAATTCAAAGAATCTGGACTGGATATTGTTGTTCAGTTAATGACTCCTGGCAGTTATGTTGATAGAACGGCAGATTATAATTTGGATTCTGGGAATACTATTCAATATTGTGATTATTCTAGAATAAAAAGAAAAGATGGATCTGGAATTCCATCTAAAAAATTATTAGTTATTTTTGATTATTATAAAGTTTCTGCAGGAAATAGCGGAGATATATTTACAGTTAATTCCTATGGACAAGATAGGTATAGGAATGATATCCCCAAACTTATAAATGGAAAGAGAATAACAGATTATTTGGATTTTAGACCCAGAGTAACTGAATTTGATTCAGATTCTGCTACTACATCACCATTTGCATTTTCTAGTAGAAGTTATGAAACTAATTATAGATATGTACTTACTCCCGATGAAACTTCAAGAATAGGATACAGTTATTATCTTCCAAGAGTTGATATGGTAACGATAAATCGTTTGGGGCAAGTTGAAGTTATTCAAGGAGAATCCTCAGATAATCCTCGACCACCTTTAATGTCTGATGATGCAATGGAACTTGCTAGAGTTGCTTTACCTGCCTTTCTCTTCAATCCAATAACAACTCCAAGAATTACTCTTAAAGATAATAGAAGATTTACAATGCGTGATATATCTGCATTGGAAAATAGAATTGAAACTTTAGAAGAACTAACTTCATTATCTCTTTTAGAAACGAGTGCTACTACTATGGATGTGGTAGATGCTAATGGAAATAATAGATTTAAATCTGGTTTTGTTGTTAGTGCTTTCGAAGATATGTCTTTATTTGATCCAAGATTTAGTTTACTTGATATCAATAAAGAAGAAAAGTGTGGGATTTCTCCGGTAGACTTTTGGACCATTAACGCAGAAATTGCATTCGATCCTGCAATTGATATAACAAAAGCAGACATAACTCAAAATTTAAAGTGCCTTGATCCAAATATTCAAAAAACAGGTGATATTTTAACTCTTGCATATGAAGAAGTTGATTGGATTGATCAACCACACGCCACAAATGTTGAAAATGTTAATCCATTTAATGTGATTGTTTTTGTTGGTGCAGTTGTTCTTGATCCAGCATCGGATAATTGGACAAGAACAATTTATATTGATAATAACAGAACGGAATCATCAGGAGCTGAGTGGACTCAAGAAGCAACTAAAAATGTCAATGTTGTGGAAACCATAGACTATGTAAAAACCAAAAAGAAGAAAAGAGGTGAAACTTTTACAACAGCATTCGTTACTACCACCACAACCGAAACAACAACATATGAACCAAAACTTGGTGGTCCGTCAAGAGAATTTAATTATGTTGAGAATGTAAAAGTTTCTGGAACTGTAGATCCTTTTATGCGAGCTAGAGAAGTTTACTTTAATGCAAATGGATTAAGACCATTTACAAAACATTACCATTATCTTGACAGTCAGCAAGTTGACATTGTTCCAAAACTTTGTGAAATCACTATGATTTCTGGATCCTTTACTATTTTTGAGGATGCTGATGTATTTGATAATGGACGCAAAATAGCACACATTAGAATACAAAAACCAAATCATAAATTTGGAGATACATCAAGACCAGATATTGGCGCAGGTTTGGGATCTCCTTCTGTTTTGGTTGAAGAGTATAGTGTTGATCCATATGATAAATCAAGACCTGCTCCAGGAAGTGACTATTCTGCAACTTCAAAATTAATTAACTTCGGAGTAAGAACTTTAGCAACTGAAGAAAGATATTATGGATATGTTGTTCAAGGAGCAAAAGTTGTCGGTAGAACGAGTGGTGCCACAGCAACAATTACGAGGGCAGAACTTATTTCCGATAATTGGGGAGATATTATAGCATGCTTCTGCTTTAGAGATCCAAATTCAAATCCAGCTCCGCCAGTTAAAGTTACTAGTGGAACTAAAACTGTACAAATAACTGCAGTTCCTCCTGGTGTTACACCGCTTCCCGGTTCTACCGTTAATGCTAGCGAAGCACTTGGCACTTACAGTGGTTCTGGAACTACTCTTACACAGGAGACATCAAGAGTTTCTGTAAGAAATCCACCAAGACCAGCAAATAAACCAACAGAAGTTAACGTAACTGTAAAAGCACCACATAGAGATCCATTAGCTCAATCATTTACTGTTGATGGAACTGGAGCATTTCTGACTTCTTTTGATTTATATTTTGGTCGTAAGGATCCAGCTTCTAAAATTTTTGTTGAACTCAGAACAGTTGAATTAGGAACTCCCACAAACTTATTAGTTCAGGATTTCACTCAGGTTTCCTTGAATCCTGCAGATATTAACATATCTGATGATGCTTCAATACCAACTAGAATTAGATTCCCATCACCAGTATTTCTTGAATCAGGTAGAGAATATGCTATTGTTATTCTTTCTCCAGGTTCAGATGAATATGAAATGTGGACTGCAACTATGGGCGGTAAAACTGTTAGGACTCAAAACATACCAGATGTACAGTCCGTAGTTGTTTCTAAGCAGTATATTGGTGGTTCTTTATTTAAATCTCAAAATGGTACAATTTGGACGGCAAGTCAGTATCAAGATCTAACTTTCAAATTATATAAAGCAAAATTTGTACCTTCAGGTACTGCTACATTCTATAATACACCAATTACACCAAAAGGTTCCAATTCTTCTATTCTTGTAAATAATCCTATTGAAGGACTTCCAAGAAAACTAAAAGTTTCAATAACTGGATCTGATGCTAATATTAAACCTGGGGTTAAGATTGGTGAAGGTTCAAGTCCTAGCGTTACTGGATTTGTAGAAAATCTTGGTGGCCCAATTAGCAGTAGTAATATAGTATCTGCTGGAATTGGATACTCAAATGGGTCTTTCGCAAGTGTTCCACTTTATTCGATAAGTGGAAAAGGAGCATCTGCAGTAGCAAGTATCGTTATTTCCGATAATGTTCTAACTGGTGTTACTGTAACATCTGCAGGTAGTGGGTATGTTGTGGGTGAATTATTGGGAATTACTACTTCTAGTTCTGGTGGAAGGGGTGCTGGAGCACTTGTCAATGTTAGTGCTATTGGTACACCCGATTCAATGTACTTGACTAATGTTCAGGGAGAAGTTTTTACGAATTCAGCAACTGTTGTTTACTACACAAATCCCAACAGTGAAGCAACCAGAATTAATTCGGGTGTAACTGTAAGTGGAAATTCTGAATTAATTGATAGTAGGTTCACTGGAAATATTTTTAGAATTAAACAATATAATCATGCTCATCATGGAGGAAATAATAAGATTCAAATTGTGGATGTTTCTCCAGATAGGGAAAAAGTTGAGCTAACGGGCAACGTTGGGTTAAATGATACTGTAGTTTCTGTTGCTAACACTACAGTGTTTGCTAAATTTGAAGGTCAGACAGTAAATACTGGGTATGCTTTGATTTCTGATGAAGTTATTTCATATTCTGGTATTACTCAAACATCCGGCAATGCGGGGACTTTATCTATTACTGGAAGAGGACTTAATGGAACCGTACAATCAGCACATACAATTGCGGCAGAGTTTATTCAACCATATGAAGTGAATGGTGTTTCTCTGATGAGAATCAATACCACGCATGATATTCCTGCTTCTTCTTATAAAACTGAAAATTCTAATGTTGATAACTATTACTTGGAGTTTGATAGACTTGCAACTTCAAGTTATCTTGCAAGATCTACTGGGGTAAATATGCTAAACTTTGAGTCCCAAAAGGCATTTGGTGGTAGTACAGTTGGAATTTCACAAAACTATCAATTCAGTACTATTGTACCACAATTTAATGTTATTACTCCAGGAAAGGGAACTACCATTAACACTCAACTTAGAACCATTTCCGGAACTAGTGCTGGAGGAAGAGAAACTTCATTTATCGATACTGGTTATGATGCAATTCCTCTTAATAAAGTTCATTATTTTGATGCACCTAGAATGGTTGCATCAGAAATTAATGAAAGGATAAGACTTACTACTTTACCAAAAAATAAATCACTGACATTAAGGATTGACTTAAAGTCAACTGATGTTAATCTTTCTCCAGTTTTAGATATTCAAAATGCAACATTCACTTTGGGTAGAAATAAAATAAACAATCCTGTTAGTAATTATGTTGTGGATTCTAGAACAAATACTCTAGACCATGATCCCCATTCAACAGTATTTGTAACGCAAATGGTTTCTTTGCAGCAACCAGCAACAAGTTTAAAAGTTATTATCGCCGCAAATAGGCAGCAACAAGCAGATTTTAGAGTTTTCTATAGATTACTCAGACCTGATTCTGCAGAAATTTCTCAAAAATATCTTCCATTTCCAGGTTTTGATAATTTAACAGATACTGATGGTGATGGATATGGTGATCAAATAATTGATATATCTAAAAATAATGGTCGCGCTGACGCTAAAGTTTTACCAGATAATTCAAGAACTTACTCAGAATATCAATTTAGCATTAATAATCTAGAACAATTCCAAGGATTTTCTATTAAAGTTGTATCTTCTTCAACGAATGAATCAACGCCGATAAAATTTAAAGACTTTAGAGCAATTGCACTAGCATAATATGAAAAATTTTGAATTTGAAAATTTAATTCCAACCGAGAATTTAATCCCTGTTGAGGGTCATAGCGATCTTTTTAGAGATAGGGAGACTGGTGCCATTGTTAATACAAATGCAAAAGCATATAAACAATATATGAGAATGAAAGAAAGTAAGCAAAATGAAAAACGTGAACTTGATACGATTAAAAGTGATATCGTGGAAATAAAACTTCTATTGCAGGAGATTTTAAAGAGTAGATAAAATTTTATTTTAAATAAAAAAAACTTATAAGTATAATAGGACTTTAAGGAATATAAATACTTGTTAGATTCTGAATTGTAATAAATGGCTGAGATTAAGGTCAGAGTAGGACAAACCCCCGCAATTAAGGTTATATCTTCGCTTGCAGGTGCTCAAGGTCTTTCTTTATCTGAACTAAGTGATGTTAATGCTTCTAACTTATTGAATGGCATGGTTATTGTATATAACGGATCCACTAAAAAATGGGACGCTACTTTAGACTTAACACCAGGCGCAACACAGAATTTAGACATCAACGGAGGTAGCTTTTAATGGCAAGCATTATCAGGATTAAAAGATCCTCAGGCACTAACAAACCCACTACTCTAAATTGGGGTGAATTGGCCTATGTGACAGGTATTGGTAGTTATGGTGGTCTGAACCAATATAAGGACAGAGTTTTTCTTGGTGATGATGGGACTAATGCTGAACCGATTGCTGGTAGATATTATACCTCCATGATGGAGCATGCACCTGGTGCTATTGATGGAATATCTAATACAAGAAACTCTGACGGTGGAATTATTGCCGTTCTTGATAACAATAGAAAGGTTGATCAATGGAATGTTGATAATTTAAGACTAGATGCCAATACACTATCTTCAACTAACAGTGATGGTGATATCATAATTGATCCAATTGGAATTGGTAGTATTATAATTCCAGATGATACTTTTCTCAATTTTGGTGATGATAAAGATTCCCGGATTGAATATGATGAGAACGGCACAAATCAACTAACATTTACTGGCGCTGATATTAGAATTAATAT